GTGCAATATTACGTGGTCGGAGTCTGTGAACTTCACAGCCAACCCAGTAAAAAATCCCAATGGCAGCCCTGAACTGCGTTTGATACTTGAGCATCAAAATATACGCAGATAAATATCTGTATGAAAATAGTAATTGTCACAGGTGGGTTTGACCCACTGCACTCGGGGCATATTGCCTACTTTGAAGCAGCAAAAAAGTTGGGCGATAGATTGGTAGTTGGGCTCAACAGTGATGCTTGGCTCACACGCAAAAAAGGGCGACCATTCATGCCAATGAATGAGCGTAAATCTATCATTGAAAACTTGAACATGGTAGACAAAGTAATTGAGTTTGATGATTCAGATGGCACAGCAATAGACGCTATACGTGTGGCTCGAACACATTATACTTTACCTAGGACCAAGTTTGTATTTGCCAATGGTGGAGATCGCACAGCCGACAACATTCCCGAAATGGTGTTTGACGATGTACAATTTGAATTTGGTGTGGGTGGCGAGAACAAAGCCAACTCGAGCAGTTGGATACTACAAGATTGGAAAGCGCCCAAGACTGAGCGAGCCTGGGGCTACTATCGTGTGTTGCATGAAGTTGGTGCCAATACCAAACTCAAAGAACTCACCGTGATGCCCAAAACATGCTTGAGCATGCAACGACATGACCAACGTGCAGAGTTTTGGTTTGTAGCAGAAGGTGAAGCCGCAGTATACACACTGGATTCAGGCACAGATCACGACTTGGTTGGCAACTTTAAAAAGCATGACTATGTATGGATCCGAAAAAATCAATGGCACATGCTGTGCAATGAAACTGATACTCCACTCAAGTTGATTGAAATACAATACGGCGACAACTGTGTTGAAGAAGACATTGAGCGTAAGAAATGACTCCCATTCCTGTATTTGTAGGATATGATCCTAGAGAAGCCATTGCATACCATGTATGCGTGAATTCAATCATTAGACATGCAAGTCGCCCTGTTGCCATCGTACCTGTGGCACTGAACTTGTTCAAGGACTACAGTGAAACACACACTGACGGCAGCAATCAATTTATCTACAGTCGTTTCCTTGTGCCACACTTGATGGACTACAAAGGCTGGGCTATATTCATTGACGGTGACATGATCTTGCGTGGAGACATTGTAGAGTTATGGGACTTGAAAGACCTTACCAAAGATGTCATGGTGGTCAAACACGACTACCGAACACGCATGACTGAAAAGTATCTCGGCAGTAAAAACGAAGATTATCCACGCAAGAACTGGTCAAGTGTGATCTTGTGGAACTGCAACAGTTTTCCCAATCGCAAGTTGACGCCGGAGTTTGTGCAAAATTCAACAGGTGCAGAACTGCACAGATTTACTTGGTTAGAAGATGAACGCATTGGCGAGTTACCTAAAGAATGGAACTGGTTGGACGTTGAGTACGAGTGGAATCCACTTGCAAAACTAGTACACTACACCTTGGGCACACCATGCTTTCATGAGTTTGCTGATGCAGGCGACTTTGCAGAAGAATGGCACCGAGAAAGACTATTAACTGACTACTGTCAGCAAAGAACATAATATGGATGAAGAACTAGCACCACTACCTCGACATGAACTTGAAATGGTTCCGCCTGAAATGGCACAAATATTTAGAGACATTATAAAATATCGTGTGGATCCTGAAGGATCCTATTACGGCATTGGCATTGAGCAAATATTTGAGCAAATACGAGCACTTGACAACGGAGTTGTTCACGGTATTGACAGTGAATTTAGATATGAGGAAAAGGGAAAAATGTTTGATCCTGTTATACAAAGTCTTACATTGGGAGCAGGCGGCCAAATAACCACCTGGAGCAAAAGCGAACCGTCAATGACACCAGTTATCCTGCGTGGGATAACCAAACGCAAACAAATGGATTCGTGCAGAAAAAACAACAGGGACTTTTATTACATTGACACTGGTTACTTTGGCAATGGTAAAAAGAAAACCTATCACAGAATTACAAAAAATGATGTGCAAAATTTTGGTCCCATAATTGAACGTCCAGCGGATAGGTTTGAACGCACTGGCGTCAAACCAGCCAAGTGCCGCAGTGATGGGCGAAGAATATTGCTGGCACCGCCCAGTCAAAAGTTATTGAACTTGTACGACATTGATCTGGAACAGTGGTTAGAACAAACCTTGGTTGAGATTGCAGCCAACACTGATCGACCAGTTGTGATTAGACGCAAACCTGGTCGCACTGCCAGAACCAGCGACGACAGCATGGAAGCAGCCTTGAGTCAAGACATTTATTGTTTGATCACATTTTCAAGTATTGCTGCTGGCGAAGCATTGATATACGGAAAGCCAGCAATCACACTCGGACCCAATGCTGCCGCCCCAATATGCAGTACATCATTGAAAGAAATTGAATATATCAAAAAGCCCAGTTTAGACGAATTGCATGCATGGTGTAGACACATAGCCTATTGTCAATTTACTGAGCCAGAAATGCGTGACGGTACTGCATGGAGAATATTACAAGGTGGTTGATGTTGTTGTTTACGTCAGCAGTGTAGCAAATCCACAAAAGCATCCAAGAAAAATTGAGTGCTTGGAAAGTTTTGCTCAAGGTGTAAAAGCCGCAGGACACACAGTCAAAGTAGAATGGGAACACACATATACTCCCAGTCGGTTGGCAGTGATGCTGGGCTGGGCTACCACAAACACTGGCGGTCGAAACATTGCGTTACGTAAACAAATCATTGCTGAACAACGGGTGCAAGGCAATCATACCATGTGTATAGATGCCAGCTGTTGGAAGTATCTTGACAATCAAGGCACGTATTTGAGATACAGTCTCAACGGTCCTTTTTATGATCGTGCGGAATATGCCAACCTCAACAGCAACAATGGCAAATGGCAAGAAATTAGTTCTGCCTTGGGCATACAATTAAAGCCTCCACAAAACAACAATGGTCATGTTTTAATTGGCATGCAACGAGACGGCGGTTTTGCTATGAAGACTTTGGATCCTATGACATGGTTGTGGGAAAAAATTCAAGCAATTAGAAAAGTAACTGGTAGGCCCATACATATACGTCCGCATCCTGGTCAGTACAACATGACCGACTTTGCAAAATACACAGGCAGACATGCCAGACGTTTAGGCACTGTGGTGATACATCCTGAGCAAAGCAGATTGATTGACAATTTGCAAGGTGCGCACAGTGCTGTATTCTTTAACAGTTCAGCAAGTGTGGCAGCAGTGTGTGAAGGCATTCCAACATTTGTAGATGATCAAAGTTGTGTAGCCTGGGCAGTGGCCAACCGAGACATTAGTAAAATTGAAACACCCGAAACATTTGATAGAAATCAGTGGATCTGGGATTTGTCAGCAGCTCACTGGAGCGATGCTGATGCCCGGACTGGTCGTATATACCAAAAGTTTTTACCGTATTTGGTATAGTTCCACAAGTTCTGCAACATCGCCATTGACAAATTCGTCAATGTGAAACTGACTCCATGTAATATGATCCCACCAGTCCGCACGGTCTGGATATTGGATATTGGCTAAATTTTCAACACCGCCCATGAGCAGGGTAGTTATAGAATTGTCCACAGTGTATGCAGGCACACCCAACAACACTGCTTCTACACAGGCCATGGTTCGCTCGCCTACCACAGCATGTGCTCGAACCAGCTGATCTTGATAGCGTTGAAATCTTGTGGCTTTGTTGCCAGCCTTGGGTCGCCACTCAATAGGCCCATCCCAAGACTTTTTAATCTCAGCCTCTATGGCTGCGCACCATTCGGGTGTGGTTTTGCCTGTGCGTTGAACTAAAATTTCATTTATGGGCATGGGCACCAACACATACTCTCCATTCCGTTGTTGCCATGCTTGCTGTTGGGGGTCAGGAAACAAGTTAGATCTGCTGTAGGGCCTGGGTCGCATGCGCATGTTGTGATGTCCACAGTAAGTGACTCTGCGTGTGGCCCGTCTAGGAGTATCCAACCCCCAGTATCCATATTCTATCTCGATCCAAGGACGTCCACTAGCAATCCATTCTTTGAGTGGACTCCACCAGGGCGCAAAGTGACTCACAACCAACACATGGTCTTGGGGTATTTGATGCATGTGATCAAATATTTTCAGCCCATGACGTTGCCAAGGCCGCAAACTCCATGACTCAAAGTCTCCTTTGATGTCTGCGCACCAAGCGTATTTTATTGCCAACCCATGATCCAATCGTCTTTGACTTGGTCCAGTCTGACCATGCCCCATGACTTCATGAGTTCAATGGCAGCATGTTGGCCATACTGACTACTATATGCATCATGTGGCTTTTGTTCTACTACAACAACAGGACGACAACGTCGGATGGTTGCTTCTGCACCTTGCAAGATACGATACTCGTAACCTTCGCAGTCCATTTTGATGTAATCTACTTCGTCCAAGTCCAAGTCATCCAAGCGATACACTTGAGTCTCTCCTGTGCCTAGTGTGGCAGGATCAATGTGTGTATGTCCTGTGTTGCCTTCGGTGATGATCATTGTAGCCTGTGTACGTTTGTCGCCCAGCGCAAAGTCTTTGATCACAAGATTAGGTGCAGTGACATTGCGAGTCAAACATTCTCTAAACATAGACACAGGCTCAAACGCTAGTACAGTGCGAAAGTTTGTACACAGGCTACGACTCCACAAGCCCACATTGGCGCCAATGTCCAAGGCAACACCACGCCGCTTGGCATGTGTCATGCTACGGTCACGCACTTGGTATTGATACTCAGC